CCTTCACCCTGCTCCGTCCGGTTGCCGAGGTGGCCGCCGAGGTGCTGGCCGAGGCTCACTCTGCGATCGAGGGCAGCCTCGCCGCACCTCACAGCGCGCTCGCCGCCATCGCCGCTAAGTGGGCCACCAAGTGACCCGCGCAAAGGACCTAGAGACAATCGCGTCCCTCGACAGCACGGCCCTATGGGTCGAGCTCCTCACTGGCATTCGCGAGCAGCTCATCGCCGCGGGCTGGTCATCCATCGTCGCGCAGCACATGGTGCTCGAAATGTACAGGCAGGAAAGAGCATGACCGCCCCGAAGCCTCACCCGTACGTCGTCACCGAACGGCAATCATCCATCGACTGGCCGACCGCCGTTGAAACCGAACTCATCGCAGTAGAAGGGATGGGCAAATGAGCGACGCCAAATACGCCCACCTGCCCGAGCGCGTCCTGCCCGAACCGGTCGCATTCACCACAACGCTCCGGTTCGACTACACCTCGCCGCCACTCACCGCGAACCAGCGGATGCACTGGCGCAAGAAAGCGAAGATCACAGCTGAGGTTCGACTCGCCACTCGGCTACTTGCCGACCGAATCCCCGAGCTGGGGAAATGCCGGGTCATTCTCACGTGGGTTGTTCTCACCAGCCACCGCCGCGACGCCGACAATATCGTGCCCACGCTCAAGGCCATGTGTGACGGCCTGGTCGATGCGGGTGTCGTCAGGGATGACACGCCCGACCTCATGGACAAGCTCATGCCCGTGATCGTCAAGGTGCCCAAGGAAGACGGGCCATCTCGGATGGAACTACGAATCGAGATGCTCTCGTGAGCTACACCGTATTGACCGCGACCGCGAACACCCCCGAGTGGTTGCTCGCCCGCAAGTCCATCATCGGCGCGTCTGAGGTTGCGTGCATCCTCGGCCTGTCGAAGTGGTCAACCCCGTTGGGTATCTACCTCGACAAGCTCAACCCGAACGTCACCGACGACATGACCGAGTGGCAGGAATGGGGCCACCGTCTCGAGGAACCGATCGCCGGATGGGTTGCTGACAAGCAGGGGCTCACTGTCCTGCCGTCGCCGGGCCTGCTGCAGTCGATCGCATACCCGTGGTTGGGTGCGACACCTGACCGGGTGACCGACCGGGGCGAACCCGTCGAACTGAAAACCTCCGACCGGTTCATGGCTGACACGTGGGCTGATGGGGTGCCGGACAACTACCGCATTCAGGTGCTCGTGCAGATGATCGTGCTGGGTGCGAGACGCGGGTATCTTGCGGTGCTGCATGGCGGCAATCGACCCGAGTTCTACGTCATCGAGTGGGATCAGGCGGTGGTCGATCAGATCCTCGACATTACCCGGTCGTTTTGGCATGACAACGTGCTCGCCCTGTGCCCGCCTGAGCCGACGACGAGCGACGAACTGGCGCTAACCCACCGGGACTCTGGCGAGACGCTGGCGGGCGACGAGCGGCTGCTGATGGCGTGGTATCTCGACGGGCAGGAACGCAGCGCGTACAAAGCCGCCGAGGAACAGATCGAAGCCGTGAAAGCCGCGTACAAGGAACTGCTGAACATCACGAACACGAGCACCCTCACCTACCAAGGGAAGGCGCTCTACACGTGGAAGCGACCGAAGCCGTCCACGTCGTTCGACATGGCCCTCTTCAAGGCCGAACACCCCGCGCTCGTGGACATGTACACCCGCGAGCACCCCGCAGCGCCCCGGTTCCTCCGCAAGGACATCAAGGCGCTCAACGAAGAGTTCGCCACCGAACCGCCCGCAGGTTGGGAGCCCGGCCTGACCGTCTCCGACGTGCTCAGCGACTACAGCGAACTCACCATCTGGAAGAACGAACAGAAGGATTCACAATGAACGACCTCTCGCAGAAGATCGCCACCAAGCAGGTTGCGACGAAGACCAACCCGACGATCCGCGACCTCGTGCAGGCGCAGCAAGCCGCGATCGAAACACAGCTGGCCGGCGCACTCAACTCCGCAGCATTCGTGAGAGCCGCAATCAGTACCATCGCCTCATCGCCGAAGCTGCAGCAGGCAACCCCGGCATCCGTGCTCGGCGGAATCATGCTCGCCGCGCAACTCAAGCTCGAGATCGGCCCAGCGCTCGGACACTTCTACCTCACCCCCCGCCGCGAAAAGGGTGTGGACATCTGTCTCCCGATCATCGGGTATCAGGGGTACATCGAACTCGCCTACCGTTCCGGCCGCATCGAGAAGATCGAAACGTTCCTGGTGCGCGACGGCGACAAGTTCGACCACGGCGCCAACTCCGAGAGAGGCCGGTTCTTCGACTGGAACCCCGCTGACTACGACGAGAACCGCCCATGGACTGGTGTTGTCGCAATGGCGAAGATCAAGGGTGCCGGAACCGTCTGGGCGTACCTGCCCAAGGACAAGGTGCTCGCCCGCCGCCCTCGCTACTGGGACAAGGGGACCCCGTGGCAGACCAACGAAGAAGAGATGGCGCGCAAGACCGGCGTCCGCGCGCTCGCACCGTACCTGCCGAAGTCCACCGACCTCGCCAAGGCCATCGAAGCCGACGAGAACAAGGTCGAATCCATCGCCGGGATTCACGACCTCGTTGTCACGCGCGAAGACCCTGAGGTGTACACGGTCCAGGAGTCTTCACCACTCGACCGCACCCCTGAGGAACAAGCCGAAGACACCCTCGCATGACCGTGGCCGCGTACAACAGCGGGGGCGGACGATGAGCGCCCGCCTCGAGTCGCAGTTGGCGACCGCACGGGAGAAGCTGGCCCGACTCACCGTGACCCGTGACGCAATCGTGAAGCGCGACGACTCCCGCCATTGGACGGAGACGGACTCCGCGACAGGCTCCGGTATCCGCCGCAAGCCGAACGCGAAGGCCGACAGTCGCCGGTGGGCCAGGTACAGCCGTGACGCTGAAGTGTTCGCTGAGCACGCCCTCATCGAGAGGCAAGTTGCTTTGCTCGAGTCCGGGATGGCGGACGCAGTATCTGAGGCCGCGCGGGTGCGTCTCACTCGCGCCGACGTTGTGGGTGCGCAGTTCATCCGCACGGAGCTTGGTTGGGCGAAGGTGCGTCGCGTCAACGTGAAGAGCGTCTCGGTTGACTCCGGCTATTCGTGGGCTGACCTGATCCCGTTCGACCGGGTGCTCGAGGTCCGCGTGGTGATCGCATGACCGCCCCGACTCAGTATGTCCGCACTCTCACCTACGAGCGTGACGGGTTCGCCTGTGTCTCCTGTGGCGCCATGAGCAACCTGCAGTGGAATCACAGGTCGTCGTCCGGTCACGGCGGTCGCGGGAAGAAAGCCCCCAAGCTGACTCCTTCTGACGGTGTGACATCCTGCGCGAACTGCAACCCGCGGTACGAAGCGGACCTGCAGACGAAGGCGCTGGCATCGGGCTGGAAGCTGCGCCGGAACCGTCTGCTCGCCTCGCACGAGGTTCCGTTCTGGAACCGCAACACGTCCGAGTGGTGGCTGCCGGACGCGGACGGCGGGAAGCAGATCATCCACGCGTCTCTGGCGCTCGAGCTGATCGAAGCGGCCGGCGGACTCACCCGGGCGGAGGTGGCCTCGTGAAGCTCGAGAAGTGGATCATCCGGAAGCGCTGGTCTTACATGTGGGGCTCCCCTGGGTATTACTGGCGGGTGTCGCACTCGTCGCTGCCGGCGTACGTCAAATACTGCTACCACTTCGACTCGTTCGCGGATGCCGTCGAGTACGCGGACGCCAAAGCACGAGCGCTGGAGGTGTCCTGATGCCCCTCGATAAGCGCGCTCTCCTGGCGCACATCAAGGCGAAAGCGAAGCACCCGAATCTGCTCATTCACGCGGTGCTGGCAGGCCTCGTGACAGCGATCGAACGCGGCGACTTTGACGAAGAAAGGAGTGAGTAGATGGCTGAGGATCGGATGATTCGGGCGAGCATGCGTTCATCGGAAAAGGTGAACGGTTGGCCGATCCCGTTGCGATATTTCTGGACTCAACTTTGGGGCTACTGCGATAGCTACGGGCGTGGTCGGCGGGACTCTCGGCTGGTGCTTGCGGACACATTTCCGATGGATGAGGAAGTGGACGCGAAGACCGTTGAACGGTGGATGAGAGCGCTCGAAACGGCGGGCGTTATCGAAGCCTACGAGGTCGTCGGGAAGCGCTATTTCGAGTGTCTGCACTGGGTCGAGCATCAGGACATCAAGTACCGGAAGAAGACGGATATTCCCGACAGATTCGGAGTAATTCCGAACTCCGCGAAAAGTTCCCGAAAAGTTCTGAAAGTTCCCGACCAAGTAGAAGGGGAAGGGGAAATAGAAGGGGAAATAGAAGTGGAAGGGGAAAGCGCCCCCACCCCCTTCTGCAAGAAACATCCGGAAGGCACTGACGACCCTTGCCGAGGGTGCGGTAACGCGAGACGCACCTACGACGCCCACTTGCTCCGTGAGAAGACGAAACCGACCGTCTCCGGAATCGTCACGGATCCGGACTGCCAGATTCATCCTGGCCGTCCGAAACGTGGCTGCGACCGATGCGCAGAGGAGGCTGCAGCGTGATCGGGGGCATCCTCCCGTCTGACGTGACGCTCGAACGGTTCTGCGACAGCCGCATCACCTACAAGGTCGTCCGCGAGAACACCATGCCCCGACGTTCCGCAGTTCTGACCGACACCTACGACCGGGAGACAGACCGTCTCCTGGCCTTCATCCGAGGCCAACAGGCCGCACAGATCATCAACCAGAAACGAGAAGCAGCATGAGCAGAGCCACATTGACCATCGAAGGATTCGTCGCCAAGGACATCGAGTTCCGCGACGCCGGCACTCACCGTGTCGTCGAGGTCGTCGTCCCCGTCACCCCGTCAAAGAAGGTCAACGGCGAGTGGGTCGAGGAGAAGGACAAGACGGTGTGGTTCGAGGCCACGTTCTGGGATGAGCACGCCGACGTTCTCTCCGGCCTGGTGCAGAAGGGTTCGCTGGTCACGATGACGGGCGGTGTCGAGCTGGAGGTGTACATGAAGCGTGACCAGACGCCGGGCGCGAAGGTGAAGCTGTCGTTCCCGACGATCGCGGTGGTGGTGCGGCGCCCGAAGCGTGGCGAGGTACGGCCGCAGCAGACCGAGCAGTGGGCCGAGTCTGCCCCTGCTGAGCCAGCATCTGGCGGCGACGTCTGGAATGCCCCTGCTGGTGGCTTCAACGACGAGACCCCGTTCGGCTGATGATCGCGCACACTCAGACCATCTTCGGGAACGGCGACGCGGGGGCAACCCCGGGCAACTGCACGCAGGCTGCTCTCGCGTCACTGCTGGATCTTCCCCTCGACCAGGTGCCTCACATCGTTCTGTTCCACGACTGGTACAAGGCCACCAAGCTGTGGCTCGACGGTCGGGGCAAGAAGCTCCGCATCTATACCGACACCGAGAACACCCGCGCCTACTGGGAGCACATCGGGGTCGAGTGCAGCAGCCTGGACCATGCCCCGAGCGGACAGATGATGCTCGCGTGCGGCGCATCGCACAACGGGCCGTGGGCGCACATCGTCGTTTGGAAGGGCGGCGCGCTCGTGCACGACACGCACCCGAACCGCAAGGGCCTCAAGGGCTCACCGAACGAGTACTGGCAGATCACGGATGCCACCTCATGACCGGCCACAAGCCTCCCAAGGGTCCACCCACAACCTGGTTGCCGGACGGGTGGAACAAGCCCGACCGGCCACCGCGGATGCCGCGCGTGCCGCAAGGTGCACAAACAGGCGTTCAAGTCCCGGCAAGCAGCGATGAAGGAGA